TCAAATAAAACCTCAATTTTATAATATTTTATAAAAAATTATCATTTTTTGTTAATTTTATTGTTGAAATTAAACAAAACTACACTTAAAAGTCATTATATGAACAAAATTTGTAATAAAACTCCTTGTATTTTACTCATGCAAATTACGTTCATGTTGTCTTTTACAAGGACTCCTAAAGCATCTGGGGGCTTCGGCCCCCATATTCATATTTTTTCTCCTAGGGAGTTGAGTGTTTAAGGCATTGATAATCTTTGGAGGTGGGTTTTTTGTTTCCTTAATTTTTTACCACCTTCGAAGATATTTAAAAAAACATGAAAGAATTATTGATTGGGATATTAAAAATGACAAAAATTTACCACATACTAAAGGTCCTGCGAAATATTTTCGATTGGCTATTACAGAAGACGACAAACCAAACAAACAACACAAAGAAATTAGAAGTTTCCCAAACAGAGGAAGAAAAACATGATGAATGGTACATTGAAGAACAAATGAAAAATTACGTTGATGATGAAACAATCTTACGTTGGGAAGGCGAAGAAGTAAAAGTGAAAGATTTAAAAGAGAGGTCAAATGGTACACCTGATTAATATTGGCGAAAAGAAAGATGAGCTAACTAAACAAATGTATAAAGAATTAAAAAACGAGTTGGCTGCAATACGTGAACGATTACAAAAATTAGAAGAAGGTAATAAAAAAAACCCCGATAAAAAAATTACTAAAATGATTAAAAAATTAAAAGGCGAAGATTAATGCCAACAATAAGATATGAATTAAAAGATGGTACTGCTGTTACAGGTACTACTACTATTATAAATGAATTTAAAAATCCTGGACCTCTTTTAAATTGGACTTACAAAATTGGTTTTGAGTCTGGTAAAAATCAACAGCTACAAGATTTGAATATGGATCATGGTCCTATCCAACATTGGACCGATTTACGTGATACTGCGGGAGGACAAGGTACACTAATACATGATTATGCTGAAAAATATGTTTTAGGCGAAAGTTATGAAATGCCTAGTGATGAAATAGTGTTGGCAGCACATTTAAAATTTAAAGAATGGTGGGATAATTTTTGTAATGAGTAATTTAGAAGTAATTTGGACAGAACGAAATATGGTTTCTGAAAAACTAAAGTATGGGGGTTGCCCTGATTTGTTAGTTAAGAAAAATGGCGAATATATTTTAATAGATTTTAAAACTGGCAAAGCCATTTACCCAGAGACAATATTACAAATGGGAGCTTATGATAATTTAATTTATGAAACTCAAGGTTTTCATTGTGATAAAGCTATGATTGTTCGCATACCAAAAGACAATCGTAAAATAGAAGTTAAAACTTTCTCTTCTTCGCAGTTGAAGTTGGGATTTAAACAGTTTGATTTGTTGCGTAAGGCACATATCAATAATTTCAAAATAAAAACTTATTTTGATAAACCAAAAAGGAAGAAATAATGGCTATAGGCGAAGTAATTAAAACAGAAGAACATGGTGGTAAACCATCATTGACTATTAAATGGGACGATAAACCTCAAGGTTGGGGGTATAAATCTATGAATGATTATGGTCAAATTAGACATGATCTTACTCAATTTCAAGTTGGCGATATGGTTGAATTTGAAATAGAAGTAATGACTTTTAAGGGTCAATCGTATGACAGAATTGGCAGTATAAAAAAAGTTAGTGATGAACCAGATACAAGTTTTAATCACGGGGCTAATGTAGAACCAGTTCAACAAAAAATTGTAAGTTCTAATAACAAGTATGATGATTATTTAAAAGAAATAACACAGGCATATTCCGCTATTGAAAGTAATGAAACTCTTAAAAATTTAGACCAAGAAAATAAGAGAGCAATAGCAATTAGTGCTGTAATTAATCAAATGCGCAATGGACGATGAAGAATTATTTCATCATCTGTACGATATTTGCCAGGAAGTTGAATACGTTTGGCCTACTATGAGAGCAGATATAAATGAAGCAATCTCGAAAGATAGAGAAATATCGCAAGTACATTCGCAGCCAAAAGTGTTGTATCTGTCAAAAGGAACCTCCATGGTTCCAAATACACGCACACCATATAACTATACAGGAGAAGTACAAAGACAAGAGAGGAAAGGGACAGAAAGTAAAAGACAATGGAAATTTGATCCCACTATGCGAAAGTTGTCATTTGTTCGACCTACATCAGAAAGGAGAGAAAAGATATTGGTCCCTCAAAAAGAAAAATCCTCACGACATAGCAAAATATTATTGGAAAGAATATGAGAATTTACACACAAAGAATTAGACAAACTTTAGCCGAGTCAATCGCTAAAACATATTATGGCAACGTAATATCTAGTAAAGTAAAAGAAGACGTTATTGTTTGCCGAACTTACAGCGAAGAAACTTTAGAAAATATATCAGAAGAAGTATTTAGTAAAACTACGTATGATAAATTATTAAATTTATTTAATGAAAGCGATACAGATTTTGTGCCTGTTACTGAATGGTTTAATAAAGATAAACCAGAACTACAACAGTTTATGCCAAAGGAAAAAGTTGATGATACTCCTACTGATTAATGGATTAATTTTATTAGTATTAATGTTTATTGCTTTTATGGTTTTTGTTATTGGAAAGAATTTAGATGAAAAATAAAATTGTAAAAAAATTATGGCAAGGTAAATATCTTTCTGTCAGAGATTATGAAATAGAACAAGCTATTAGACAAGGTGGTTTAAAAGTTATTCATAATGATAAAACAATGGAATTAAAACCAGAGGAATTAAAAACATTAAAACCTGGCACTAGGGAATTTCAATCTCAATATAAGGGGTCTTATAGATTAGTTGATATTACCTTTAAACCTTTAACAGAAGACCCAAGACAGGGAAAACTTATATGAGAAAACCTTTATTAAAAGTAAGAGATGTTTGTTGGGAATTAAATATTTCAAGACCAACATTGATTAAAAGAATGAAAAGCGGCATAATAGAATACACTAAAGATGGAAGGGATTATCGGTTTAATCCTCAACATATTGAAGAACTGAAAGAAGGAGTAAAATGGACGGAATCTATCAACGTCAAGGGTCGCCCTATTGGTACATGCTTACCAGAATTAAAGGAAAAATACACTCAAAATCTACAGGAACAATTAAAAAGTCGGAAGCTAAAAAAATCCGTAGAAAATGGGCAGAAGAATTAAGAAAAAATATTAATATTCCTGGTAATAGTAAAATAAAAATTACATGTATTGAGATGTTTGGGTTGTACCAACAATCAGTACATAATAATTGGAAACACAATCAACACCCAGATAATACAAAAAAAGATTTTTTACGTTTAGTTGATTATTGGGTAAATTTCATTGGCGAAAATACCTATATGAATGAAATTATATTAGATGATATAATTGAAACATATAAGAATAAAAGACAAGATGATGGAGTTAAACCTAGAACTATTAATTTAGAAATTGGTTTCTTACGACAAGCATATAAACGTGTAAAAATTAGAAAAAAATATTTTTTATGTGAAGAGCCAAATTGGACTCAATTTATGTCAAAGAAAGAAAAACCAATAGATAGATCAATGTCGGATAAAGATATTCTTATCATGTATGCAGCAGCTAAACCTCATGCAAAAAATGTTATTTATTGGAGACTTGTTTCTGGTTTAAGAAAATTTAATTCTATGCAATTAACAACAGAAATGATTGATTGGGATAAAATGCAAATTGTCTTTAAACAAAAAGGTAATCAAGAATATATTTTACCTATTACACATGAAATGGAAAATTTATTAAAAGGAAAAAAATTATATTTTAGTGAAAGTGAGGAAGACTACCAGGCACGATTAAAATGTTTAAACTTAACTAAACCTGGTTCGGTGTTTTTGTATAAAGGAAAACCTTTTAAAAGTATTCGTAGGTCCTATAAAACGGCACAAAGAGAGGGTGGAACAAGTAAAACATATAGAGAACATGATACAAGACATACTACTGCACACTTAATTGGTAATGCAGAACATGTAATGAAAACTTATGGCCACTCTGATATTGAAACAAGTAGAATATATGACCAGACCGATTTGATTGTTAGAACAGAAAGTCTAAAAAAAATTGGGAAAAGAGTACATCAAATAGTACATCAAAGTCATTCTGTTAAAAAAGTAAATAAAAAAAATGACAGAAAACATGGTCGGGGAGAAAGGATTTGAACTTTCGACCCCCTCGTCCCAAAGATGGTGTACACCTTTTTACAAATAAAAAAAGACCCCAGAAGTGTTTAGTTTCTGGGGTTTTCTTATATGTAATGGTTTGTAATGGTTTTCATATTTATTAATTATTATAAAAAACTATAAAATAAAAGTACATCAAAAAGTACAACACTAATTGAGTTTCATTTCTTGTTTTTGTGTACTGTTCTCTTGTATCAATAACTGACACTTTAAACGTAATCCTTCGTAATCAGCATAATTTCGTTCTGTAGATAATTCTGCATCATCTAATAACTTATCCATGTCCTCGTATTCTTTATCATTACGAGCTTTCATTTTTGCATCTTCAACAGTACATTTTTCTTCTTGTCTGTACTGAAGATATAATTTTGCTTCTAATCTTTTTTTCTGACGTTCTAAACTATCATAAGCAGCTTTAGACTCTCCGTATGCTTTTCGAGTATTAGTTAATTCTGTTGCTATAAAGTCTTTATCAAATCGTAAGGGGTGCCACTCATTCATATATTATCCTTTATCCAATTTTTTAATTCGGAACGGGATAGCAATTCAGTAATAAAGTTTCCGTAAGCATTAACTATAGATTCTTCTTCTTTATCCTTTAATAAATATTGATAATATCCTACATGCAACATTTCATGTATGACCACATTGACAGCATCTTTACCGCCATTATCAATTATATTTTCATCAAGATAAATTTTGTAAGGTGGTTTTCCTACAAAAGCTCCTTGGGCTTCTGAAACCTCATAACTAATGTCGTGAGGAATACAAATTAATTCTACTTCAAAAGCTCCAATAGTAACCTTTGAAGGAAGTTTTGTTTTTTTCACGTTATCTTTTTTGGTTTTCTAATTCTTCTCTTCGGTTTGTGAGAACCATATTTATCCGTCCATTGTTTTGCAATTTTAGGTTTATTAGCCCACATATATTTTTGTTGTTTTTTAGATTTAAAAGGCATTATGTCCTCTCTTTAATTACATCATCTAAATCATCTTCATGGCAAACAATCCAAAATCCAGGTCTATGTTTTTGACATAAAGTGATAACAGTAGTTTTATCTTCTTCTTTTGCTAATTTATTTGTTTGATCCCATAATGAAATTACGGAATGTTTTTTCTTTTCTATTTTTTTAATTAATAAGTTAGGAGAACGTTTAGATATTTCACTAAACGTATCTCCTTTAGTTGACATTTAAGCTGCCCCGCCAGTCATTGAGCTAATTACCCAAATAACTACAATGGCTACAATAGCCGCTTTAATCCAGTCTTTCATTTTCCATTGAGACCACTCTTTAACATGTTCCCATAGGTCTTTAAGTAAATTCATAGTACCTCCTATTTTTTACCCATAAATTGCTTTGCTCCACGTAATCCAAAAACTGAAGCTATCATAGCGCTGACAGCAGCTTTGTACCACGTAGGGCAATTATCCAAAGCTAAAAAGCCACGTTCTACAATGACTTCACAACCAGGAATAAAAGCTAAAATTAATGGAATTGAAAAAAGAAAAACTAACCATTCGTCTTTAAGACTTTCTTTCCCACCTTTAATTGCTTCTATATCATACTTTATTTCGCCAGAAATTTGTTTTTCCATCAACGAAGTTTTAGCTTTTATTTCTGTTAGCTTTTGAACGGATTTAGCTTTTTTTGTTTCAACATAACCGCCTACTGCATCTTTAACAATACTAGCAACAGGTCCTAAAAGTAAATTAATCATTTATGTTTTCCTATAATTTTAATTAAACTATCACATCTGCCAGGAGTTTGTTCAGCCCAAAGACTATTTTTCATCTCCTTGCAACATATATCGTATTGTTTTTTTTCAAGAGCTTCTCTAAATTTTTTAAATTTGAATAATCTTGAACCAAGTTGAAAAGCCATCTCAATACAAACACCAAAAACTTCTTCAGGGTGGTCGTCTGGGGAATAAATAAAAGTTTTTGCTAAATCCATAGCATCACTAAAATCACGATTAAAAACTTCATTTAATTCTTCTTTTGGATATTCTACACCCTCTTCGTATGGGTCCCCTGCATCACATAAATGCCCATATCCGATGGTTGCATGTCCAAGATGGTCTTTATAAATTTTATTTCTGTAACCTTCGTGTTCTTTAATTCTATTTTTTAATTCTTCAATCAACCTGTTCCTCCAATTTTTTCAAATTCGTTTTCTTCTTCTTCTAAAATATATTTAAATCTTTCAAGATACATAATTG